AGCCAACACGTGGCGAGAAGTCGTTAGGACCAATCGTTCTCTGAACCATAACAGGAATGTATGGACAGTAGATAATACCAGTGTCGTAGAATTCAGGGCCTTTGTAACCAAGCAATGCATACTCAACACGAGAGGTACGAGCACCGGAAGGTGTGTAAGTACCTTGATCAGGCTGAGAAATATAACCTGCATTGTTTTCGTACTGAGCTTCTGTGCGGGTGTCACGGTAAACGTTGAAACGACCGCCGAGGTTACCAACTTTGGCAACACCAACAGGCTGGGTGTTAACGTTACCCTGAACGGGTACCCACTGGAACTCAGGCAACATCTCGAGGATAGCTGCAACTCTAGGTGTACAAACGATGAAGTTAGCAGCACCACGTCTGTTACGAATAGCAATTCTATTTGCTTCAATAATGATTCTCTGGTAGAAGTCTCTGTTACGCTCAACTAACCAGCGACCGTCAGCAGACTGAGGAGCCCAGATGGAATAACCGTTTCCGGATCCATTATCAAGAGCAACCTGAACCATACGCATCAACATTTCACGATCGATCTCAGCCTGCAACTCGTAAGACATTGCATTGGTGAGTTCGGTATCGATGTCAATACCATTCATGTTCTTAAGGTCCTGCTCGAGCTCAACAGACCAACGAGCGGCCAAACGACGTGTACCAGCTTCAACAGCTGTCTTCTCAAAGCTAACAACGACCTGAGGAATACGTCCGGTCAACTCAAAGTTAGCAAGAAGTTTTGCAACACCTTCGTCCTGATTGACGAATGGGAAGTCTGAACCAGCACCTAAACCAGACAATTTTTCGGAAGATGTACCAGTGAAACGTGTATCTAAGAACTGATAACCTAATTCCTTACCATCGGCATTGGATCCAGAACCGGAACCTCTACCAGAAGCAGGGTTGTTAGCAGTGTTTTCAGCAGTACCATAAGTACCCTGACCGATACCGTCAATACCATTACCAAGAGCGTCTGTCTCGTACTTATAACGCAAAGCAAATGCTAAGCCAACGGGACCACTCATAGGCTGAACACCAACGATTTCGTTAGTAATCAACTCAGGGAAGGTACGACGAATCATAGGAATAAGAATCTTAGGCAAACGGAAGTCACCAGTTGCGTATGTGTCACCCTGACTGTAAGAGTTAGGGATCTGATTGCCATACTGACCGATGTTAACACTACCATTGCTAAGAGCAGATCCTGTTCCGCCTGCGTAGTTACCATTCTCGTTTAAACACCATGCCTCTTGGTTTTCCAAGAGCATAGCCGTACTCAGACGCTGATGGTCGTCTGTGATTTCTTTGACATTATCAGATTTGTAGTCCAATACAGGACCCCATTTTTCTAACAATGCTTTAGCCCTATTCTGATCGATATAGGCTTCTGAGGGTTTAATAGTATTCATAGTTTTATGTATACGGGTTTGTAAGCACTCTACCAAGAGCGCTGGAAATTCTTATAAAAGGGTATCTATCAATGAGATTAATACTTACCGAGCTCGCCTAAGTAAGCGTTAAAGTAAGGATTCTCAGATTTCTTAGACTGTTGCTTTGCAGACTCACTAATAACTTGGGTAGGTCTGTCAACGTCCTTAGAAACGGAATTCTGTCTTTTTGCTTGCTCATGCAAAACTTCAAGATGCTCTTCATGATTTTTATCAAACATCTTCAATGTATAATCAAAGTTCTCATTAATAAATTTGGCAGATTTGCCAGAGAGGACTTTCTTACAAAACGCAGCTTTGTCTTCAGATAATTCGGAGCACTTACTTTCAAGTGTCAACTGAGACTTAAGTCTAGCATTTTCTTTAGCTAATTTTTCAGCAATAGAGCTGATTTCATTAACTTTATTAGTGGACTCGTCAATTCTAGCTTTACCATCAACGATTGCATCTTTAATTGCATTCTTCTGTAAAGCAGCATCAACTGCAAGTACACCACGTAACTCAGATAGCATTTTAGCTGATCTCTTATTCTTAACTGCCTCATTAATACTTTTCTGAGGAACAAGTTTCTCAAGATAGACATCAAGGTATTTACTAACCTTATTAACGATATCACTCTTAAATTCAGAAGCTTCTTGTGTGAGAGCTTTGCTGTATTTCTCAACCACTTTGATCATTTTATCAGAATGGTTCTTATCAATTGCTTCGACAACTTTGTCTAGCTTTTTAGAGTGGTCAATATCAATGGCTTCAAGCAAATGCTCAAGCTTGTTAGCATATTCGTCATCCTGTTTGACGAGAGCAGCCTCAACATGAAGCTGAACCTTCTTGTTAAACGCTTCTTCAATCTGCTGCAATGTTTCCTCAGTGAGGATGTCTTGAGCTTTTTCTTGGAGTATATCTTTGATGTTTTCCATATTAAAATAGTTTCTTTTTAGAAGCTTTATTGATCTTGTGCTTCATTTTGTCTTCTACAACAGATCGTAAATTATCATGAGCATTTTTATATTCGCCATTGATAATATTCTTTACAAAATTTTTAATTTCTTTACGCTGTTGAATCATAAGATTTATATCTAATATTTATGCTTTACCGTCCAATTTTATCTAAAAAGTCAATAATTTGGTCTCTTAAATAATCATTCAATTCTTTTTTAGGTAAAGTTTTAATACTTTCTTCGAATGTATCATAAGATTCTTCCCATCTTCCATCCTTAGCTAACACAAATTGCTTAGATTCTAATATACCATTAACGAATGCTTTTGGGCAAGAAGGATCGGATACACAATCAACTGCGACCAATCTCATTTCAGAAACCCTACTAACACCAGGTCTGGTTTTTTCTTCGGATAATTGACCTAATGCCCTTGAGCTCATACCGACTTTTACACCGTCATTGATTAAACTCTTAACGATTTGACCACATGGTGTAGAAAGTACTTTTGACTTACCATAGAACATATTACCTTCTGACCACAAGTCAGTTACCATATGGCAAGCACGTTCTAGGTCAACTTCAGCAGATGTTGGGTGGTTTAATTCACCCATACTTCTGTTCTCATTAACCATTTCTCTCATATAACGATCAACTTCACGTTGTAATTCGTCTCTGGGATAGAATCGTTTGTTACGGTTAACGTCTTCAGCCATCATGTAAGGGCCTTTGATATAAAGCGTTTGACCTGAGCCAGTGCTTTTCTCTTCGACGATGTACTCAAAAGCCTCTTTAGGCGCCGGATTTTCAACTAGTAATCTGAAAGACATCTTATTTAATATTTATACTATAATTTAATTTTTTCAGCAATTAAGCTCTTTTTCTGTAAGTATTTTGAATTCAATACCTTTTTTCTTAGCCCATTTTTCTGCTGCTTCCCACTTAGCTTGATTAACAACCCACGTTTTTTGCTCATAAAGCATTGTACTTTTACGCTTATATTTTTTAGGTTGTGGAGCTTTGACTTGTGAGGAGGGTTTAATTTCAATTAGATAAGTTTTAGTACCTGATGACTCTTTTATAGATATGAGACCATCAACGAAATAACGGTGAATCCTACCATCTAATGGGCTTTGATAAGGAATAATTACACCTTCACTGTTCCATGCAACAATGTTTGGATTGCAGTCACACCAACGGAAAAATTTTAATTCCCACCCAGATCTGTAAACTGGTAAGGACTTTCCTTTATATTTTTCCCTCAGTTTTGGTCTAAAAACTCCTTGTTTAAAAGGCATATTTTTATTTAAAACTATCCAATCAAGAACAAGGTCGGTTCAGCATCACCCATACCTGGAGACGCTCCAGTATAGAGTTGCTCTTCTAATCTTTCTTTTTCAGTTCGACCTTCTTCTAATAAATCATAATTGAGAACACCGCCTCCAAATAGCTGAACATTACCGTATTTACCTCTTACCCTACCAACTACAATTTTGGATAACGCAAGAGCGTATTGGTAAACCCATTCTTCTTTTATGACCCACGCAATAGGTTTTTCGACATAACATTCTAAAGTACCCCAAAACTGTTCGTCTTTTGGTTCTGGGTACATTTGCATCATTTGAGTACGATCATTAAAGTTTATAGCTTTTCTCAATGCTAACATTTTCTCTCTCGTATCAAGCCAATTCTTAAGAGTGTACCAACTTATAAGATCAAATCCATAATTACCCATTGAGTAACTGAAGTATGTTTGTTGAGCTAAAGTTTGTTCAATTGTGAATAAAGTGTTAACACCATCAGAGGAACCTACTTCAAATCCGCGAACTGAAACAACTTTTCTATAATCATCTAAAAGATAATCATAAGCTTGATTTAACTCTAATTGATTAGGTTTTAAATTATCACCAACTTGATAAATGTATGGGTTGGCTGCTTCACCAATAACCATTTTACTCAAACTATATAAAGGAGCAAATTGTTTACCGCATTTTTCTTCGTATCTGAAATTGAAATTGGGATTTAATTTTTGAGCTTCTGTTGTGGCAATTTTTGTTTTGTAATCGGAAAAATCTGAATCTCTTCTAGCAGAAAATAAAACATCCATTCTTATACCCTTACCTCTTTCATACAAGTCGGAGTTAAAAATGATATATTCTCTAGTATAACCAGCAAACTTTGTAAACATTTCAACAGCTATGCTTATGTTTTCATAAAGCTGATCTTGATGAATTTCTACGTTAATTAATGGAGCTCCTAAAGATCTTGAAATGCGTTCTCCTAATCTACTATAACCACAAATAACATTGTTTAGGTTAGTAGAGTAAAAAGAACTCAAGGGCATTGCTTGACTGCAGTCGATTACGGTTGCCATAGAAATATTTAAGCAAACGACTCTATTGTAACCGACACGGCGTGAGTTACTCTATTAGAATTCGGCACATAAGCAGTAACTGGTAATTTTTTTATAAGTTTATTTTTACCGTCTACTTCAATTGCCATATTTTTATTAAACCTATTTTGATACTCTAAACCCGACCCGTTTCTACCAAAAAAAGCTGGCATAGGGTGAATTAATGTATTATCTTTTACTGATTGTCTTTTCCAGATATAAGAACCAGATTCACTATTAGAAGGATTAGTACCAATAGTACCGGTACCTAATATTTTAGTATTGTTTTCCCCGTCCCAATAAATTATAAATTTAAAATTAGTAATTTGTTCCTTGCTCTCGGAATTATCTAATCTACCGTGGTAATAAGTAACAATTGATTTTGAATAGTTGAAAGGTTTATCAAAAAGTAAACTCCAAGTACCTGATTCAATATTAGAATTGTTAGAAGATCTACTTACAACTTTATTAGTAATTACATTTTCACTATTTGATGCTAAAGGGTTGTTGTTATAAAAATAACCTAAACCTAAATTGCCGGTATAATTAGAACCGATAGATAAAGCTATAGTACCTTGAAATGTATCAACTACTGAATTTTTTCTTGTTTTAGATGCAATAGATATAACATTACCATAATTATCAAAGGTTACACTTTCAATTTCACTTTTTATTTTTTTTGAAAGTGAGACAGAGGAATTAGTATTGTTAAAATTTATATATGTATTGTTTAAAGGTACAGGAAAAATAGAAGTTGAATAATTTTTTAAATAACCTACTAATGATTCTGTATTAAGATTATAATTAAAATCTTTTGGAGCAGTACCGATTAAAAGATCATCATAAGAAATTTGATCTTTAGATGCAGATAAAAGTTGTGTAATACTCTGTTTAGGCATTAGAAATAGTTAGTTAAAATTAAACTTACATTTACATTATTATTAAGATATGTATTATTTCGGGTTCTTATAACGGTACCTAAAGGTAGACCTAAAATCTTTTTATTTTGACCGTCAATAATAATTTTTGGATTTTCAACAACTTTTACAGTTGCTTGATTCATAACTCCTATAATAGTTTTTACTCCTTGTGTAATAGAATCGTTAAAAATAACCGAATAATTATAATTTTCATTACCAGCGACCATACCGCTTCCAATTACCTTACCTGTACTCCAATAAATGTATAACGTATAATTAGATTTGTATAATCTTGGTAAACTATTGTCATTAGTTTGGCTCATTTCTATTTTAGTAGTTACAACATTTTCATAACTTTTGCTAAACAAATATGTCCAATCATAATCGTTTTGTCTACCATCACTGTAATTTATTTTTTGAGCATTACTTGCTGCTCCGTTTCCTACTTTAGGGTTCCAAAAACTATATTGATTAAAATACCCAGCGTTGCTACTACCTACACCGACCGCATTATCTACTATTGAAGCCGGTTGAGGGGAGTTAAAATTTTCTGTAATTCTAGTTTTATACCAAGTAGCAGCCGATCCAGAAGCCATTAAAATTTCTTCAGAAGCACTTGGTTCTGTATCACTAGTATAATCATACACTCTACCATATTGGTCAAATTTAAATGCAGCAACATCAGCTAAGTTAACTGTTTGGCCAGCTACTTTTGATGATATTGGAGTTTTTACCCCGTTAATATATGCATCAGGCATTATGTATTGTGTGTTAAATGGAATAGGAAATAGGTTAGTATATTCTTTTAGATACTTACCAAACTCATCAAATGTTACATTCTTGTTAATATTTTCAACGACAGTTTCGTCTACATCAACAAACGTAAGTACATCGTTTGGCTCGATTTGATCAGCGAACGCATAATCTAAGTCTGATATTTTTCTATTGGCCATTTTTATTATTTAATTAACAGTTTCTGATATAACAGCAAACTCTTGAATAAGATAATCATTATAATCTTGGCTATCTTCTAAAACAAAATGAGATTGAATAATAGACGGCCACGTTTCTAACATTATACCATTATTATCAGATGCAAGATATATTGTCTGTCTTGGAGGTTGTTCAACATTAGATTGAAATAATTTTAATAATAAACTTTGTAATTTATATACTTCACCTAAAACTCTATTTACAACAGCTCTAGAAAAAATTTCGTTTGTACCAATATAGTTATTCATACTAGTTTGATAACCGGTAATTTTTAAATCATCTTCGGAAAAATATGTAACACCGGTAAATTCAAAACTTTCATCCCTTAGTAATTTAGAATTTATTTTTCTATAGATAAAGTTTCTTAGTTGTAAAGTATTCTTTAAAATTTTGTTAATAGATTTATTATAAGCAAAACTAGAAGCAAATTCTTCTTTCTTAAGATGTAATTCATCTTTACTAAAAATTTGAAAATTATAATCTGATAACAAATTAAAATAAAATTCATCTTCTTCAAATACAAATATTACCCCTCTACCATTATTATTACTATAAGCATAAATTACATCATTATTATTAACGGTCTCAATAAGGTTAAAAAATTTATAACTAATATCAGAACTAGTAATATTATAATTTGCTAAATTAAATTTGCCTATTATAACTTCTGTATCAGTAAAATATTTGTATATATTTTTTCTAGTTAATACATAAAAGTTATTATTAATAGGGGAAATTATCAAATCTAAAAATTCATCAGTATCATTAACCGATATATCTTTTTGTCTTAACAAATTTAAATCAAAATCGAATACTAATAAAGTACCATTAGCAGTTAACCAATAAAAATTATCATTATAAATCTTAATTGCAACTGGAGGGTAAATTTTATAAGTAGCGGCTTTTCTTAAATTTTTAACAAATCCTAAATCTTTATCATAAACTTTAATACACTCATTACCTTGATCTAAAACATAAAGATTGTTTTTGTAAAAGTCTAAAATTTTAGGTTTATCAAATGAATAATTACTTCTTACTTCACCTTCACCGCCTATAATTTCAGTTTCGTAATATTTGTTATTTCTATGATCATCATGAGTAGTAAAACCAGATATGTTTAGTCTAACAACATTATTTCTACTTTCATCTGATATGTATAAACTATCTTGATAAACTGCTGATCCATTTATCTTTAAGAAGTTAAGTTTATTATTTTCACCATACGTATCAGTATAACCAGCAAATACAAATTCATTAGTAGTTGTGTTAGAACTCAATGATTGTATTCTAGTATCAGAACATAAAAATATATTTTTAAATCCAGGTAAGTTAGCCCTACTTAAACTTAAATTATTTGCCTGGTCAAAGTTAGAAGGGTTATTTTTAACTAAACTCGGAGATGTACTATTGTTAGTGAAAACTATCGGATTGTCTCCTTGTTCTACTGTACATACAACATTATCACCAAATAAATGAATATATGTATCTGTAGATCTATTACCGAAAAAAGTACCTCCATTTTCTCTAGTAGAAAAAATTAATTCAAATTTAGACTCATTGTAAGAAGCTATTAAATTTTGTTCTATTAAAATTTCAACAACTCTTTTAGACGATAAATTATCACCATTATATTCACCAGATAAATCTATAATATAATTTACACCCACCGGTAAAAAGTCTACTTCAGGGTTATAAACATTATTGTATATAAAAATTATATTGATAGTAGTACCGTCATAATTAGTCAAATAAAAATAAGGTATTAAATTTGCTATAACATTACCATCACTATCAAACTTCAATCCAGATCTAAAAAAATTACCTTTTAAGTAAACAGACATTACTTTACCTAAATTATTATTTTCACTACTACCTAACCAACCTTTATAATTTTTTGGTAAGTCGGGATTTGCAAATTTAGAAACAGAGTAAAGATACATTAAGTTAGATTGTAAAAAATCTAAACTTTTATTAAAATTAAATCCGTTAGCTAATTCATTTACCCCAAGTTCGACATCTTTTAATTGATAAGGTAAATCAATAATAGAACTTAAACTTCTATTAAACGAATAATTATAATTTTCAAATTCTGTTGAAATATTAATCATCTTTTTCCCAAACTATTTTGTTAAGTTTTGTGTTAGCAGGTAAAACTTTATAAATGCTTGAAACTATTTCTTCACTAATATCATCTTGTAAAGGTTTATCAGTTATACCTGTATCTTGAATAGATATATTTACCAGGTTACTCTTTCTACCAGGTAATTTATTCTTGAAAAATCTGTCAATTGTTTCAACATAATTTCTTTTACCTGTTGGTAATTCAAAATGTAAGTCTTGTATTTTATATTTACTTCTCACTATGTTTGCTATATCGTATAGATATAACGGTGTGTTATACATATAAAAATCTTTTAGCTTAAAGCTACCGTAGTTGTAATAATTTACATCGTTAAGATTATCATTAAGTTTATTATTACCGTAACTTGCTTCTGTACCAATATAAATTGAATTATCAAAGATAGTACCGAAACTATATTTACCAGATTCAAAAGCATACTTATCTACTGATTTGCCATCAATATAAAATTGAAACAAACCATTAGTTGTATCAAATGTTACTGTAAAATTATGATAACCTGGTGAAAGATTTGATAATGGGTAAGTTAAAGTTGCAGTTTCAAAAGTCTGAACATCGTAAATATTAGGTAATTTAATTTTGCAAGTTATATTTTCACCGTTATCAAAATTATTTCTTAGATAATCATAATTATTAATGTTATAATTTTTTAAGAACCCGGTCTCAATATTAGATGTTATACCAGTTAAAGTATTTGAACTATTTTCTAAACTATTATCTACTCTAGAATAAACTAATTTACCATCTGTATTATTAGAGCTGAGACTTATAATAGATAAAAGATTGTTAATTTTCTCTCTACCGTAAAATTCATCAATTATATCAATACCTTTACCTACACTATTTTCAAAACCAGTTACTGAAGATAACATTACAATTTTAGATCCACCAAACCCTATTTGATTGTCTAATTTATCTATAACTGCAATTTTGTTATTATCATAAATGCAATATAATGAACCGTCCTCTATAAAAACATAATCGTTTATATCAGCATCAATTTTTATACCTATGTTTGTTGTTGATATATTATAATAATATAAATTGTTAGAGTTAATATAGTAAATTTCGTTATTGTAAATTTTAGGATTATAACCAGATAGTAAGAATACCGAATTATCTTTTACAACAATACTTTGAGGATCACCACCACTTACATCAACAATTTTGTAATTTAAATTATTATTTTGTTCATATGTAAGTGTGTTATAATCAACTCTATACCAATCATTATTAATTAATACGAATGAAAAATTACCATAACTATAAAAGCTTTTATCACTGCTTGTTTTTAAGAATGGTAAAAATCTTTTATCTAATGTAGTACCAATATAGTTATATTTTGTAACGTATCCTTCACTATCAAAGACTAAAAATATACTATTAGGTTCAAATCTTTGTACGCTAGTTATATTATTCTCAGTTGTGATTGTTCTTATAACTGACCCTTGAGTGTTAAAAAGATAAACTTTGTTACCTTCAAAAGCTATTGAATGAGGTGTTATTTTTCTATAGTTAAAAATCCCGAACCCTTTATTAGTATAATTACCAATTATTTGAGATCCGAAAGGCAAGTTCCAGTTTTCATTACTAATATCAACGGATAAACTAAAATTATCAAAAGGCGAAACAGAATCTAATGGTTCTGATAATACTTTAGCAAAATAATTACTATCAAAAATTATCTCATTTTCATATACTTTTCTATCATATGTAGTTGTAAAATAATAATCAATATTGTTAACAATAAGATTTGATGATAATGAATCAACAAATAATTTACTATTTTCATTACCTACATGATGATAAGCATATAACGCCCCTTTTTCAAAAGTTAAATTACTCGTAACATCATACAAATCGTAAACATCGTTATTGTTATTTGTAATTTGAGATAAACTTTCAAAATCAGTTTGAAGTAAAACATTATAAGGATTTACACCAACTAAAGCATCTATATAACTTAACTTTGATGGATTATAATATCTATCTAACCAAACCCCTTCGTCGTTAATATCATTTCCTCCAGATAACCAAGAGCAAAGATAAGCATTAGTTTGTGTATCAGAAACCCCTCCAAAAGGTGAGCTGTATTTGTAATTGTTAAGCTTCTTAAAAATTTTATCAGAGTAGTACGGGTTATCGCTTGACGTAGCACCGGATATAGCTAAACTACTATCATTAATATTAAGTTTTTCATACGGATATATATTATATGGCATATGAAAATAAGTTAATGCATCACTTTTAAAAGTTTTAGTTAAAGTGTAACTACTATATCCTAAACCAATATTTGAATTACCCTTTTCTTGTTTTACACCAGTAAATAAATTTTCGTAATATCTATGTTTAAAAGAAGGTTGATTTAAAAATACACCTCCTTGTGATTGGGTGTTTTCTACTGTCTTTTGATTTTTTAAGTTAAGTATGTTTAAATTTAAATTTCTATTCAAATATGGGTCTATAGAATAATACTCATTATTGAAAAGATAATTAGTATTAAAATCATATGTACTTTTTTCTTCATCAACAATAATTTTAGTATTGTCTAAACTTTGTTTATATGTATAATTAGAAGTAGAAATTATGTCATTTAAAGTAGATGTGTTAACTCTTAATTTAAACAATTCAAAATTCTTGAATGGCTGTACTCTATTATTTGAAGGAGGTAGTTTAAATGATAGAGAGTTAGTTTCTTGAGAAACATATAAGTATTGAGTTTTATCGTAAATCTTTTTACTGAAAGAAATTACGTTATTATTTCTATCATAAACGTATTGAAAGGTATTGATATCATTATTACCAATAGCATCATACCCTGTTAACATTATAATCTCAGAGTTAACATAATTGTATGACAAATATCTTACTAAATTACCTTCTGTATGTTTAATTTTACAATTAAGATTATCTATAAAAAAGATTTCAAAGAATGATTTGTTATCTGAATAGTCTGCAAAGGTTAATTGAGTTAATGGATTTTTACCTGCAGGAATTGCAGATAAATACATGCTAGTTGATTCAGATATAATATAAGATGTAAAGGTATAATTTTCTGGTACATCTAATATATCAACTGATAAGAAGTCATTGTAATTGAAATCATCAGATAGAAAGAAAGAGGAATAATTGTTTATCGTAGTATCTTTTGTACCAGATAAACAATTATCCAATGTTAAATCAAACCCATGATAGCTATTACGATTAGTATTTTTAAAACTAACGTTGTTGTCTAACTCATAAGTTGCACTTAAACTTGCAAATGTGGAACTATTAAGTACCTTTACTTCCATTTAAAATATTTAATACAGAAGCATCATTTAGTTTTCTCTTCTATCTTCAGCTTTGTAATATTCAAACCTTTCATGATAGCAAGGAGTTGCTAATAGAATTGCAGGTTTAATATGTCCCTTAACTGTTTGCTGATAAATGTATGACATCCAAGTTTGTTCAAACGGTGCTGCCCATTTCTCTTCAAGAAACATCTTCTTATTACCTTCTTTTGAAACTAACTGAGGCCAGTTACAATAGAATACCTCTCCATCAATATAAGGTAAACCGTCCATATTGTAAATATGATTGTATTTAACTAATGGAGCGTTAGGATCTAAACCGTTAGCCGGTAAATATTTCTTTTCTGGCCATACTTGCTCTCTCAGTTCTTGAGGTACGTTATACCAAGACCATTGAGTACGATTATCTCCAAAGAATTCAGTAAAGCAGAACTTAAGCAAATCAAATCCATGCTTTTCCATAATCTTGTGAGTCTTATCAAACAAGTTAGGAATATATCTTCTAAATCCACTTTCACAATAACCAACTTCTTTATCGTGAATATACATATCATCTTCAAGAAAGATATAATAATCACCGTCTGTCTTGTCAAAGTGTTCGGCTACCCACTGTCTACCTCCGCAAATACCGATATTATCTCGTTTATGCTCTGTAAAATTATAAAGATCAAAAATAGCTTCATAATCAGCATCTGTAGATCTATCAGTTGAATTATTCAATACAACTTTTTCACATTTCTCAAACCATTTATCGGTAGTTGACCAATTTTCACACAGTCTTAAGAATTGAGCAGGTGAATTATAAGTGATCACATAAAGATATGTCTTAAGATCCTCAATAGGTCTTGTTCTTCTAGTTGTGATTAACTCTACAGTATCATTTTTTAGATGCTCAAAGAAACATTCAAACAGACCGTCATCTCTGATCATGGTTCTGTCTACTAAATCTTCATGTTTGTAAGTCAAAATAGTGAATACACTCTCTTCTGTACCCATTTGACCTTCATCTAATGAATTTTTTAAGTAATCGTAGTAAAGACTATTAACTTTTGGTATATAATCTTTATGACCACCAAATACACCTGCTCTTGCAACGCGGGTTGTCTTATCTACATTACAATATGTGCGTAATCTTTCATGATCAAAGCCATGAATTTCATAATTTTCGTACGGAAAACATACGAATAAAAATTTCTGCAAGTAATGATGAATTTTATTAATAACTTTATCGTGGGTAAAGTACCCTTGATGAACTGTACTAGTAATACCACCATCAACCCATAAGAAATAATCGGTATTAAATGGATTAGAAATAGCAGCATCATTGAGTAAGAACATCTTACTCATTACCATTGGATTGTACAGTTCTAACCCAGCCTGAGTACTCTCTGCGAGCCAGGATGCTTTGTTATACCAGTCTGGGTTAGAACGAATCTCTTGTACTTTGTCGTAGAATTCAAACCAAGTTTTAAACTCCTCAGCTTCTTTAATAATAACACTGGTGTTATCCCTACTTCTACGCTCCCATACGAAATCTTCATGTGCTTTTCCGATAAAAATAATCATCGGAGCATCAGTTTTTAATAGTTCATCAAATTTATCTAGATAATGTTGGAATGGTCTATTAAACCCTCCCTCCATTTCTCCACGTTTAAGGTCCCAAATACCAGTCACTATAGTCGTTTTAGAAGGTCCTTCGTTAGATATTGTTCTCTTAGGTTCTTCTTTGTCTTCTACTATAGTTCCATCTTGGAAATAATCACCTTCTTCAACGTTTTCAGGTACATCTATAAAGTTACCGTCGGCATCGTTTCTAAAACCATTGCCTTCAACACAAAGACCTAGTTTATCAACCTCAACCCAACGTCTATTTGTCTTAAATTTCTCAATCTCACTACTATGGAAAGCCATAATATCACAACCTTCCTGATTAGTAAGAATGTAACCTGCAGCAATTAACCTATCAAATAGTTTAACTAACTTATCTTCTTCGTTATTGAATAACTCAAACTTAATAACTTTAGGTAAATATTTTTCTAAGTTAAATCCTAAAAACACTTCATAATCAAAACCTTCTGTATCAACTGTACAGAAATCAATCTTTTCAATACCGTGTTTTTCTAATAGTGAGTTAGCAGTAACTACATCTACTTCAATAATATCACCATGTTCTTCAAGTAATGCTTTAGTTTCAGCATCTGTTTCAAAGCCATTCTTAGGTGGTATAAAAGAACCCATACCTACAATAGCTTCATGTAAACCATCTGATTCAATTTTACTCCATGGAATGTAACACATTAGCTCTTTTCGTTCAGTATCCGAAACAGCTACATTCTCCGTAATACAACCTTCTGGTAATTCAGTGGTTACATACTTTGTAAGTGCTTTAAATGCATCAGGTATTGGTTCAACGAACATACCTCTCCATTTATATGTTACCATATATGCAGAAATAGTATCGTGAAAAGTACCATCACATGAACCAATCGATAGATTGAACATAGGGTCACCTTTTCGACCATAGTGATGCAAAATTATATCATAAATTCTCTCGACTTGCCAGGTGTTGAATTTTGTTGAAATTCTACCTTCATAGTCATCCCCTACTATATGATTGTGAATATTACTCATTATAAATTCCGTTCGTTATTTCATGTTTTGAGTGAGGTAAGTGGATAGGGTGTGGACCAATTCTATCTAACCAACCTTTGCTAGCGCTGTGAGGTAACACAGCCCACGATTTAGGTTCTTTATCACTGCAGAATTTCAAAAAGAAACTTGCAGCATCTTTGGCACATTCTTCATCAATACGCCATCTACCTAAGTCTTCTCTAAAAATTTCTTCACCATCTGCATCATGAGCTGTACAACACCAGAAATCACAATCAGCATGATCAGGTGTTGTAATATCAGCATTAGCTATCCAAATATCTACACACCAGTTTCTTCCAAATGCATTCTCCCAATCTTCTTTAGATGCATAAATTTCAGGATTATCAATATAATTAGGTGTTGGTGGCTCGTGTAACTGAGGCCAAGTGTACTCCATAACACCTCTTCTATCGAATTTGATACCTGTATAACATTCAAACTCTTCTAAAGTACGTTCAGTACCGAAACCATACTTACCAAAGTCAAATGTTTGTTCTGTTTCATCCATTCCAAATAAAGTTCTGTTTCTGAAATGACATGCATTATTAACAGATGACCAACCATAACTACTACCTGAATCTACATCATGGTCATCCCAATGTTTATCTCTACCCTCTCTAGTATATTCATGCCAAGCAATAAGCTTATGAGGGTGAAATAGATCATAACCGTGGGTAAATGCTCTTGCAGCAATGCTAATCTCTTCTCCATGAAAATAATAATCAGGGTCGTGAGGTATTTCTGTACAAAACTGACCTAAAGTAAAACAAAAATGAGCAGAATAAAATCTAGATCTCATTGGTTCAGTTCTAACTCTGTAATTAGGCATTGTAGCTGGTATAAAGAAAATAGCACCTTCTGGAATAAATCTATCAAATTCCATAAACCAAGGGTCGGTTTCTCTACCATCTGGGTCATTATGAGGTTTATATGAAGGTAAATATGCAGTAAGTAAAGGTTTCTTATGACCTTTCTTTTGCAATTGTTTTACCATATCAATGCATAAGGTATCCCAACCTTCTGCAAACCTATGATGTGAATCTAGCTGAAGGGTATATGTTTCACCTTTATATTCATTCTGAACAATATTTCTAGCCCAACATACTCCTCTAGCATCTTTCCAATCTACATCGATAATTCTAAATCGTGGGTCGTTTTCAAACTCTGGAATTTCATCAAACGTGTCGCCTGGCTTAAATTGTCTGCAAATACCGAATCTTAAATTCTCTGGTTTATTTGCATTATTAATACAGTCGTGTAACGTTTTAGGTAGTTCCGGGTCTCTATACGAAGCAATTTGTATAAAAATAGTTTCTTCTTTCATAGCATCCTGTTATTATGTTTTTACTTTGGATCAACAATATCTTTAGTAATCTTATCTAACCAACCATTATTATGGGTGTATGGTATTACTGTATATGATGCAGGTGTTTCTGGGCATGTCAATGACATAGGAAATCTAGCTGCATATGGATCTTGTCTCTCGTCGTAAATTTCTTGAATCTTACCAATGTCGTAATCTTCTCTCTTTAGCTCCTTACCTTCTGCATCATGCACACCTA